TCGGATGAATTTGGATCATTTCTCCAATCTACCCCAAGAGCATCTAGAAATTTTCCATATGCTTTTTCTGCTTTATTTACCATTTTCCACTTTTCATTTTCAGTAAGGGGAAATCCAGGTGCAACTCCATTTGCAAATCCTACTTGAACACACTCTAAATCTGTGTGTTGTTTTTTACGATTGTTTTCTGACATATTAATCTTTGATTGTTATTTCTTTTATATTATATTGTTTTTTATAGGTTTCAATATATGAATCTCCTATACCGATATCAACGATTTCAAAATTATTTGGTATAAGAGGAATATGTTTACGGTTGGTTATGATAGCATCCAACTCATAGTTTACATATGTGTTAAGGTAATATTTTTTACCTGTAGATTTTTTATAAACTACACATATAGTAATCTTTTCACTTTTAGGTCGTCCTGTACGAACAAATGAAGTGGTTTTTTTAGAAGGTCTTCCTCTTCCCATAACTTTAATTTTATTGAAAAATATGGAGACTCTTTCGAGTCTCCAAATATTTTTTAAAATTTTTAAAATACTAGTTAAGCACCTAGAGATACATATAACGCCCCTGATTCGGAACCATACCATAATTGGCCTGCTATACCTGGGTCTTCGGTAGGTAGGTCAGGTAAGGAAATTCCGGTTGGAGTCATCAAAAGGCGTTGTTGGGATGTTGGGGAGATATCTGCTATTCCAAGTGTTATTTCTGTACTCTCTGTAGAAGGATCGGCTCCTAGTTCTGAAGTAGCAATATACACTTTATCTCCTGGTAGGTAACCTGTTCCTCCGTTTGTAGTGGTAATAAATCTTATAAAAGGGCCTTCTCCTAAATTAGATACAGTAACATTTACAGTTAGTCCTGTACCGGATCCTCCCGTAGGTTGGACATCTTCATAAACCCCTACTAGAATTGTATCAGTTTCAAATGTTGTAGGGCTAGCTAAACTAGCCAATTGTTCAGTAATTACTTCACCTGTACTAGGGATAATAGATTTTACCTCTATACTACCAGATGCTAATGCTGTGATAGAGTCTGTTCTAGATCCTGATGTGATTGTGTATACTCCATCAACCAACGATGCTGATGCTAGTGTGTTAATGTTACCATCCATTTCGGCGATGGTTAATTTACTTCCTTTTCCGGTTCGGGTTACTATTGCCATTGTTTTGTTTTCTATTGGTTTATTTATACAAAGTAGTTGTCTATGTAATTGTTTACAACATATTCATTTTCTGATGGGTCTATTGTTTGGGGTAATGGCCCACCACCACCAGAGGCATTTGACATTAATAGTTGTTGTTGTTGAACAAAACTCATATAATTTTCAAATAGGAGTTGTTCTTGAAGATATTTGTCTCTAACTTCCATTAAAGGTAACCCCACATTATCACTTCTGAGAAGGTAGGATTGCCATGGACCCGGATGGTTTACGTAATTCATGTAATACTTTTATTATAAATATTAGCGATTGTATAAAGATAGAATTTCTTCTTTAGATTTTACTCCAATTACTCTATTTGTTTCTACTCCATTGTTTACAAATACAGTTGTAGGAACATTACGGATTCCGTATTTTTGAGCAATATCTGGTTGTTGATCAACATCAATGAATTGGATAGGTAGGCCTTCTGATTTTAATGCTTCCATTTTAGGTTTAAACATTTTACAAGGTCCACACCATGGTGCTGAGAAATATAAGATTTGTTTCATTTTTTTAGTTTTTGTATATATATGCTTTTTCCAAGAACTGGGGAGTTATAAAAATCCCAATAATATCCTAGGTTTTTAAGGGTGAGATTTTCTCTGTGTAATAACCCTCCATATAAATTTAGTTTTTTATATAGTTCATCTCCACTATTATGATCAGCAAATACATTAATTAATATAGGATTATTTTTTGAAATCCATTCTATTAAAGATTTTGAAATAATAGCTAAGGGTTTTGCTATTTCTTTATAAGATTTAGGTTCTTGGGTAGTAGTTTTACCATCCATATCAAACCCAAAATTATAATACCCTTTCATATCTTGAGGTAAAGTAAAACTTTTGGGAAAAATATTTTTATTTTCAGGGTCTATATCTTGGATAACCATTCCATATTCAAAATCTCCATATGTAAAAGTTACCCTAGAATTTAGTTTTAATGGAAGAGCATCTACCTTATCTATATCTATTACCTCATTAAGAATATTAGAAAGTTTATTTAATAAAAGTGCTCTAGTGCTCATTTTACTATAATATAATTAATTTGATAATCTCCGAATGTTGTTGTTTGTGTCCAATACATATTTAGGTTATTTGGTTTGTTTTATAAGATAATTTAATATTTGTTCATCAGTTGGTGTTTTATATCTATTAATTCTATAAATTTCTTCAGCCATAATGTTACCTTCATTAATAGAAATATCTTGGATTTGTTCTATTTTTTCTCTAATGTTACTTATTACATTATCATATTCATAACATCCATCGTAATGTCCCATATATGTTTATATTTTGTTATATTTTTTACTGTTGTTAATCCTTTTAGTCCATTTTAAATTTTCTGGTTGGGTAGCTTCATATGGGGAAAGTCCTTCTTTAAAGCATTGTGATCTAGGTTTAACATGGTCTAGTGTAGGATAATTTTTGTCACTATAATGGAGTTTAAGATTATCTTTTATATATTCTCCATCTATATAGTCGTAGCCATCCCATGTTTCAAGCATTTGATTTCGAATCTTTCTAGTCAACCAATCGCATCTTTTCCAATATTGTTTCCAATCAAAATTTTCTATAACATTACAGTTTTTCTTTCGGGTTTCCAAACCTTTTTTCCAAGCTTTTTCATTATCTCTAAATTTTCGCATATGTTCAGCCCGTTGAGCTCTTTCTTCCCCCATATTTTCTTTTACCCATTCACCTTGGCATTTGTTATTGCAAAATACATTTTGATTATTCTTGTTATATCCATTAGGGTAAACTCTAACATCACTATTACATTGTCCACATTTTCTAAAAGTATATTTACTTTTATTTTTTTCTAGTTTACAATCTCGAGTACAATATATTTTGTAGGGGCTACTTGAAATAAATTCTACATTACAATTTTCACAAATTCTTTTATACTTATTCATAATATTGTTTTATTATAAATATGTAAAAAAATACTTTTTATTAAGTATTATATGCTAAACTCCACGAGCTTGGTCGAAGGCTATGATATGGTCACGCCCTGTCATGTTATATCCTTTTTCAGCACACATTTCAAATACAATAGGGTACATTTTGATAAGTTCTTCTCTTGTATCTCCAGCGGGCATAATATAAGTTTTATCTTTTGGAATGTTCATCTTTATTCTAAAATCTTCAATTTCTTGCAGGTTTTCCTCTGTGCCATCCCAAACAGGTTTATAATGATAATCTTTATGGTATTCAATCATTTCAGCTATTGCCTCATAATTTAGACGGAACTTATTATGTTGTTTAACCATTTTCTCATCCGTAATCGTACCTTGAGGCGTAGCAACGCCCACAATGGGAACGCTATTGCTAAACTTAGGGCTAAGAGAGATAAGACCTATAGGATAATCAGTCTTAATAAAATGAGAACCTTCAGTTTCAATAGTGATAAGAATATCTCTTTCATGTGCAAAGTGTGTTAGTTCATTTACAAGTGCAGGATGCATTGTAGGTGAACCACCTGTCAACATCATTTCTTTAACATGAGGATTTTCATCGTATATTTTGATGATGTCATTAAAGGTAAAAGTGCCTTTTTCTGGGTGAATACTTGTGTACCAAGAGTCACACCATCCACCTTCACCGAACCAACATCTGTGCGTGCAACCCGTGGTTCTTACAGCTATTGTTGGTCTACCAAAGCGACTACCTTCAGACTGTACACACCTGTAAACTTCAACAATGGGTAATACTTTATTGTAATCCTCTATTCTATTCTTCATAAATTGAGCTGTTATTATCGTTTTCGAAACATTCTACTTTAATGCATTTGCATCTACCTGCATCTGTTTTAGAGAGCACTTCATTAAATTTATCGTATACAAGTTTTGCACATGATTCTGCTCCCATTTTTTCTAAAAAATGTACTTTAGCTAAACCCGATACTTGGAGCATTTCAAACATGTCTCTGTAAGGGTCATCTGCCTGGATAAGAGTTGTGTGGTCCCACATTTCATTCATCCAATCTTTTAAGCCATTTCCATGTGGGGGAGTTTTGAACCCACCATAATCAACAATCCAGTTCATGTCATCTAGTTGATTTTCAATATCGGGTTCGTTAGATGCAAACCATACTTTAAATTTTAAAGCATAACCGTGTAAAAGTTGACAATGGGAATGTTGAGCTTTCCACTGTCTTATTGCTACTGAGTAGTTTTCAAATAGTTTGGTTGAAATATATCTTGCCATATTAATTTTTGTTAATTTTAAATAGTTCTAATCCTTCTATATTCGTGTCAATAAATGATACTAATTCTTCTTTTGATCCTTCAAAGTTTTCTAATATATCTTTAAAATTTTCTAAAGTAGCTCTAGTATAATATTTAGCTTGATTTAACTCTCTTTCATCCCTAAATCCAGTATCTCCAAATACTTTTACAAGAAAAAAATTAGCAAGCGAATGAGGATGGATATCTTTAATATTTTTCATATTTTATTTTAAAAATTCAGGTTTTTTATAGTATTCCCACACTTCATCCAATTGTGAAGGATCTTTACACCACATTATCCAATTATCATTTTCAATTTCTTCTTCTAATACGTCAATATAAAAAGTTTTTGGTGTAAAAGGAAATCCTTTTATCTCTAAGGATGATCTAATCATATTGGTATTGTTTAATGCATCTTCTCGTGTTAAATAAAGAGGTCCACTCCATGTTACCCCATTAGGACATCTTTTAATCAAAGCCCTTACATAAGTAATTTTTCCGTCTTCATCTTTAAATAACCCAGATTCGCGTTTGTTTTGATATGTAAGATCATCACCATAATCTAACAAATTCCATTCTTCATCTTTGCCTGTGATAGGACTAAGTACTTGGTGGGTTGCTAACTTTTGAAATATATCTGCGACAATAGAGGCAGACATTCCGGAGTGTCCTTGTTTAGTAAAGACTTCCATTAATTCTAAAACAGCTTTACCTGTTGCTCCCCCATAAAAATCACCTTCTTCACTTAAAAGTCCTGTTATTTCTAATTCTACTTTTGCGTGGTCTACTAATCCCATTTTATTTTTTGTTTAAATTATTAGGAATACCCATTAAAATATATTATTTTCCGTTTTCTTCCAAAACTTTTTCTACATGAGCTTTAACCATTTCCCAGGAAACTACACCTGTTTCATCTTCATATATTACAGGATCTTTTCTTCCCAACTTGATAAACGCTTCTACTCTTTCTACACTTGAAGCAGATTTGTAATCTGAATTACCTGAAGGGTATGGTTTGTAAGATGTGTTGGTTCTTTTATATACTTCGTCAAATTCTAAGCCTAATTCTTCACACAACACTTCTCCATCTTGTAAAATAGTGAATTTGTCCCCATAAAGATAAGGTGTGAAGTACCCAACCATTTCTGCATCCCAGTTTCCTAAACGAAATGCTTGATCGTCTGCATCTCTAAATTCTTGTCTACAATCAGGATAAACTCCAAAATCTCCAGCGTGAATACCTAACGCGATGTCACAATTTTCCCCAGTTCTATTTGCTACCGAAAGTGCGACTGCCTGTACGATTGAAGCAAAGATTTTGTTACGATTTGGGACTACGGTTTGACGTTGATTTTCTTCAGCATAGTGTCCTTCAGGTACTTCATCACCTCCAGTTACTAAAGCAGAGTCTAGGAGATCAACTAGACCATCAAGTTTAATAACGCGATAATTAATATCATATTTATAACATAAATAATCTACCAACGATTGAGCACGTTCAAGCTCTACTCGATGTTTTTGTCCATAATCAAAAGAGATGGCAGTAACACTTTTGTACTCTGAAAGGCATCTGAGTAGGAGTGTGCTGGAGTCTAGGCCTCCACTTAAAGATAAAACTACATGGTCTTTTTGTTTGTTCATATTTTTAATTTAAAAACTTTGTTCCGGTATTTGTAGGTTATGGAACTTCAAACCTTTACTATAATATACGAATTTTATTACCTTTTTCCAAGTTATCTTGCCACCAAAGTGGTTGAAGATTTGTATAGTGGCACGCTTTTTTTACTTCATCCTCTATAGTTAGATCAAATGAAGACAAGGGAATGATGTGATCTACATGCCATCCCTTTAAACCGTAATTTTCCCATGTCATTCCTTCGGTAAATTGGATTTCAATATGGGATATAAAAGTTTCTCGATCACATCCTATAAGTTCAAGAGTATTAGTGGATAAATTTCTTTTATTAATTAAATCGGATAATCTTCCAGATAAATTCCCCTTGATTTTAAAAAACATATCTTCTCTTCTACGATTGTATCTATATTCTCTTTCGTATTTTCTCCACCAATCTAAATTTTCAGCTACATATTTTTTTCTATATTGTTTAGCTTTATCTGTCTTGTCTCGTTCAGCTCTAAGGTTAGTTTTAGATTGGAATTGTTTATCGTACTCAGTGTCGCATTCTCTACATTGGGCTTTTAAACCCACATATCCTGCTTTTTGGGGGCCAAATGAACTAAATGGTTTAATAGCAGAACATTTTGTGCAACGTTTTTTTTCTTGTTGAGCAAGTTCTTCTTTTTCTAAAATTTTAGGATTTTTTCTTCTCCTATATTCTTTAAAATATTCTTTTGAAGGCATAGTTATGTATTTATATGTTGGTTATACATATTATATCCTCCAGTTAAAGCTACAACATTTTTATATTTCTCTACTCAGTGAAATCACTACATGCTTCATTTAGAAATAGTTTTTTTAGGTTTACGTTTATAAGGAGAATTAACAGAGGCAATCCAACCTTGCAATGTTTCTATTTTTTGTTTGTTACTAGTTTTACTCATATTTTAGATTTTATTTGCGATTTTGTTTATTGTTTCAATATCTTCATTTGATAACTGGTAGTAGCCATCCCAAAGTTTGGTTAAATCTTTTCGTAAGTGTTCTTCCCCAAATGATTCTTCAGAACCTCTAACAGTTCTTCGAATGTTTGAATTTTTATGGTTTGATAAAAAACCATCTTCATATAACCATTCAGCCATTTGTTCCTTGTCGTATCTACTCATTTCATCGTAGATATCCCCTAAATCTACATCAATACTAATAATGCTCATAACTTTTCAATTTAATATAAATATAATTAATTCTTTACTGTTTATCAAACATTTTTAAAAAGGGAGATCATCTTCTTCTTCCATCTGATTTGAAGAGGGGCTTCTAAAGTAAAAATCTAAAAAATCTTTTGGGTAAAGATAAACAGTACCTGTAAATTTTGGGTTTGAGACTTGTCTAGTTTGAGTCTTAATTCCTTGTTTTCTTGCTTCTGCGGCTACTTCTAAACCTAGTTCTTCCCCAGCTGCTTTTTTTAAATAGTCGTATAAACTTAAGTAATTCATAACTGATTTATTTTTTTAAATTGTTCTACATTATGTTTTATAGTATGTAATTGAACATCTGTCAATTGTCTATCTTGGGTAAAATTCATATTTACTTTTGGTTTTGTTGAGATCCCCAAATCCCCATATTTTGTGTATTCTATTCCAGCCATAATAGGATTTGAAGTATCTATTGATTCAATGCATTCAATATTTTTATACATTCCAAACTCTGCGGGCCAAGCAGTTCCTAAAAGGTGTACTCTATCAAATGATTTTAATATTCCCATTTTATAAAGAGAATTTACAACCATATATCTTCCTATTGCTTTACCCAAATCTTTATTAGGATGAGGACATATTTCATTGTAGTAAGAAGCCCCATATGAGAAAGCAATCTTTTTATATCCTAACTTTAAATATGAATTCACACATTTTTCGGCTTCACGAATGTTTTTGGCTTGTACTACTGCCACTTTTACTACTCCCTCAGGTAGTTCAATTTGTGACCAAAATTGAGCATTTTCTATGGACTTTTCCATGTCCTCCCAAACATCTGGTACTATGAATTCCTCAGGTTTAATTTCATTTACCCAATGGATCAAACGTTCTGAGTTGTATGCTTCTCCAAGTTCATGAAGTGAGTTGTCCATTACAATATAACGGCCCATTTCCTTTGATTCGTAGAAGAAATTACGGTATTCTTCATTTTCATCCATTAGATGGGGTAAACAATAATCATAGTCGTTAAATTTTCTACTTTTTTTTAAGAGGAAAAATGGTACCTCGTGGCTAACTTTTATTTTTTTCATGGGTTTAATTTAATGCAAACATATACTCTTTTTCTTTAATCTCCAAGCTATCTAAAGTAGAAAAACGGTTAGCATTGTATCCAATCCAAAGCATACCCCATTTTGTTGTACCTTCGTTTATTGCGCCTTTCACAATGTATACTCGCTGATCTAGCGCGTTTAGATATTCTCTTTCAATTTCATATTCTTTTCCCTCAACTATATTGGCTCCTTGAGGAAGATTCTTATCGTTTATACAAACTACTCTTTTCATATTTGCCAATTTAATTTATGGTTTACAACCCTTTTAGCATAGTTATTTACTTGTGGGTACCCCGTATTATAATAGCCAAACACAATCTCCCAATTTCTATACCTATTATGTAGTCTTCTTAAATATCCCATAGAGGTTTTTACATTATATTCAATATCTGTACGTAAACGTTCTCTAGAAACATTATCTTTATTTAAGTAACGCGCAGTAGATAACAGAATCTGCATAGGACCTTCAGCACCTGCATAAGAAGTTTGGTAGGGGTTATATTTCCAATGAAAAGGGCCATTATATCCTGTTTCTGCTTTTGCAATTCCAAAAGCATATTTTAAAGGAATATCAAAAGTATCTGCATATGCTTTAATATATCTATACATTTGTAAACAAGGTGGTGAGCTTTGATCTATACTGTCTGGAATGCGCACCTCTGGGGTAGGTTCTGTTTCCTGTTCAGTAACGGTAAAAGTGGTGACAGCTACAGCCCCTACCACTAAACCGATTTTAATACTATTTACCAGCATTTGTTACCTCTTGATGAATACGATTGGCGTACATTCCAAAAATAGTTTGGCCTATTTGATCAGAGTATACAATGTATTTTCCTGTTGCTCTTTCAATCATGATAAGCTCATTTGATTCATTCACAGCGATTGAAATTTCTTCAGGGGAGAATGCATGTGAATAAGGATTTTCTACTTTTACATCTTTGGGTTTTGCAGATTGATAGATGCTTCCTAACTTAAATGAAGCTGTTGACACAGCAACCAAAATTACAACATTTAAAGCAGGTTTGAGGGTTTTTAAAAGGTTTTCTTTAGTGATTTTCATAACTTTTATTTTTATAGATTAAACATACAAATTATTTTTTAGGGGGCCTACCTCTCTTTTTATGAGTTTTTCCAGTATGATCAAAATTTTTCCGGATATAGTAATATAGTTCTTCAGTAGTTCCATCAAATTCACCTATAATTTCTTCATATTGGTCTCTGGTGATTTCAAATTGAACCATAAAGTTATCTCTAAGAGAGTTCATAGCTTCTTTCTCTGCCTTTTCAAAATCTTCCCACAACTTTTTTCTACGTTGGAATGCTACTCCGTCATTTTCTAGCAATTTTTGAATATCTCCTTTGTATAGAGAGTATTTTTCATTGATTTCCATCTCACAATATATAGCTTGCCAGTAATAGTGTGAGAATTCAAATTCACCATTTTTAATTCTGTCTAGGAAAGTAGCACTTTTAGGAAGATCTTTTGTGGGTTTGTCCCATCTTCTCCACCAATAGAACCTATTATAGTTTAATGGTTGGAGTTTTTTAATCTCTTTAAGGACAAGAGTAGGATTTGAAATATCGTACAACATAACCTTTTAATTTTAATGAAATATACGAAAAATATTTTAAATAACCAAATATTTTAATACTCTATTTGATTATCTTTTTTATTTTGTAATTCTCTAAGTTGATTTTGCAAATCAACAATTGCTAAACCTTTTTTCTTAGAGGATACAGTTGAATTTTGTATTTTGTTGATTTCTTGTTGTTTAGCTTGAATTTGAGCATCTAAAAGAGATTGTTCCTCTAGTTTTTTTGTATCTTGAGTTACCTCTTCATTTATTTTATCTTCAACCTCAATTTGAATTTTTTTGGGTGGGGGTGGTGGGTTTCTATGTCCCTGAATATTAGATGGTTTAGGTTCACCATAAATGCTCATTTTAGGTTTAGCGTTTTTAAATGCTTGATTTGTGGCGAGTACAAGTGAGATAGCCAAAGGGTCAAACACTATAATCAAGATTAAAATAAACAAATTTGCAACAGATGATAAAGACCATCCTGTAGATTCACTTACTGCTTGGATTACACCTAGTTCATTAGCTTTTTCATTCTGGGTTTCCATATCTAGGATTTGAATATCCAAAGCTGTGAGGCTGTCATTCATAGTCTCTATTTTTCTTGATAGTGTATCACGATTTGCGATCGCTTGAGTTAGTTGTTTCTCAAAGGTTTTTCTTGCACTTGATGAGTTTACAGTAATGATTTGTCCTGTTTCTCTGTCCTTATATTGGGTAGTAGTACCAGTAGCCAAAGCATCTCTCAACCCAGAAATATCTTTATCTACGTTTTGTTTCTCTAGAACGTATTCTTGTTTGGATTGTTCAAATCTTTCTTTTTTAATCTCTATGTTTTTAACTTGTTTTCCTGAAATTTCGAGTTGAGTAATATTTTCTCTGAATCCTTTAGATAATAGGCCGTAGATTCCAATTGAGGTGATTATGGATAGTACAACCAATGCTGCTGTTAAATAGATTTTTAAACCTAACATTGAGTTTTTCCATTGATTATGAAGATATGTAGCAATAGATAGTTTTGAAATCTCTAAAAAGGATCCCATTATAATAACGGGTAGGGCTACTCCTGAAAATACTATTGAGAGTCCTATTACACTATAATAGGCTGCGGTGCTTGAAAGGCCTAAAGCACAAAAGAGCAATAGCCAAGGTAATAATTTTGAATTCATACCTATAAATATAACTGGTTGGGGGGTTAAGGCAAGGAATTTTTATAGTTCTTTCTCCATTCTTAAAATAGCATTGAAATGTGCCCTAGCTATTTTTTTCCTTCCTTCATCTTTCATCAAGATTTCTTTACATTCATAAGGGTTAGTGTGGAAAAAATTTTCAGTTAAAAATGCTCTACACCTAGCACCTAATATGATTTGGAAATTTGCTTCTTTATCAACATCTCCATCCTTTTTATCGGATCTGAATTTTCTATCTGGGAATAGTTTTTGGGTTTCTTCAAAAGTAATAGTAGCACAAACATCTGATTTTGTAGTACCCTTAGTGGTGAATACTTCCCATCCTTCAGCTTGTGGGTTTGTAACTCCATTTGAGTGAATTGAAATCAAGATACATTTACTTGCTCCATACATGTCACAAAAGGAATTAATAGTGTTTACTCTTTTAGTAAGAGAAACATCTTCACTACCTGTTGAAACTAAATGGTAAGGAATTCCTTCATCTTCTAGCATTTGAGCTAGATGTTTTCGAATTTCTCTATTTCCAACTCCTTCATAATATACTGTTCCATCTTCCCAAATAGGAGAACGTTTACCTGGGGTAACATATTTACCGTTTATTAAGCCTCCATGGCCTGCATCTAATAAGTAGATAAATTTAGATTCCATTATTTAGTTTTTAGGACGACCTCTACGAGTTTTTTCTTTACCTGTAGCAGCATCAATAACATCTTGGGTTTGGTTTTTCAAATCTTCAAAGGATTCTTTAACATCTCCTGCTTCTTCTTTTACTCTTTTAACTCTATTTTTTACTTCAGAGACAATATCTTCTATTCCATCAGGAATATAATTGTGATTTTCATTTCTAAAGAAATGTTTAAGTCCTGCTTTAGTGTAAAGTTTGTGTTCGAAAATAATCCATACTAAAATAAGAATAAAAATAGTAAAGGATATTATAGATATTGTTAACATATTTTATAATTTTAATTTGATCTTTCTCCTTTGTGTTTATCTATTTTATCTAATATTTGATTTAATAGATCTACTTTGATATATCCTGCCATAGAGGCATTTTTAAGTGCACTAATTAATTGAAATACTATAAAAGGAATCATAATAGTTTCACTCAACCACCCAGCACCCATAAATCCTTTTTCAACTGAGAGGAGAACAGCAAGGATAATAATCCATACTACTGTGGTTCGTAAGACTTTAATAGCTTTGTGGGTAATGAATCCTTCTCTTTTTACTCCAGCTATTATCCCAAATATCCCATCTAATAGAACTACCGAGATCGTTGCTAAAAACTGCTCATAATTACTCAGAGTCAGATCATAAAAGTAGGAAAATATAAATGTAAAAAATGCAGTCAAGGTTACTATAATTATTTCTAAGGAATGACTTAATAAACTTTCAATATGTGATTTCATGAAACGAAAAAAATGTAAATATTTTTAATTATAAATATTAATAATCTATGATTATACATACAAAAAAGCTAATGGGAAACCATTAGCTTTAAACTTGTATATGTAGATATTTTTATATTTTATCCCTCACACGCAACACAATTATCATCTCTTGAGATATTATCTCCTCTCAAAATTGACTCGCTACGCATATAATAAAGTGTTTTGATTCCTTCTTTCCATGCAAGTTTATGAACATCACTTATATATTTGGGTGAATCTGAAGGGTCAAATGTTAAATTAAGGGAAACTGCTTGGTCAACGTATTTTTGTCGGATTCCATTCTGACGAACTATCTCGAATGGGTTGATTTCTTTAAATGTTAAAAATATTTCCTTTTCCTCATCCGTTAAAATATAATCAGGTAATCCCATAACAGAACCTTTATCTTTAGAAATTTGATCCCAAACACTATCAATATTGTATCCTTTAGATTCAAGTAAGCGCTCTAATGTTGGGTTTTTCTTGATAAATGTACCTTTAGCTGTTTTTAAATTATAAACATTAGCGGGGATTGGTTCAATTGAAGGGGATACTCCTCCTGAAATGTGTGCATTTGAAACTGTTGGGGCAATTGCTAAATGATGTGTATGTCTTAAACCTGTTCCTTTACACCATTCAGGTTCACCATACAATTCTGCTTGGTCACGAGATGCTTTTAATGCTTCTTTTTCAATAAAATCAAACATGATCCTTGTATAAGAATTTGCTTGTAATCCTGCAAATGGGATATTTTTTTCTTGGAGGAAGGTGTGCCACCCAAGTACTCCAATACCAATTGCTCTACCTTTAGATGCAGAACGATAGGTGTTTTCCATAAAGCGAATGTTTTTGGAACGATCAATAAATTCTTGCAATACACCTTCCAAAAACCAACAAGTTAGTTCGGGTAATGTCATTCCATTTTCAAATTTATATTCGCTCCATTCATCCCAACGTGCGAGATTAAGGGAAGATAAACAACAGATAAAAGAGTGAAGTTCGTCTGTGTATAAGCTTATCTCGCTACAAATATTCGTCATTGAAACATGCAAATTGTTCTTTTTATATGCTTCAGGGTTTGCATTGTTTACATTGTCCTCAAACATAATATAAGGTTCACCTGTCTCTAAACGTGTTTTTAAAATTTCACCCCACAATTTAATTGCTTTTGGATCGCGTTCTTCAACTCGATTCATAAACTCATCATCAATTACAACACATTGATGCATATTTAGACATTGTCTATTAACATCACCTTTTGGGCGTCGAATCATCAAAAATTCTTCAATGTCTGGGTGGTTAATATGTAGGTTAACTGAGGCTGCCCCTCGTCTAACTGAACCTTGGTTGGTAGCTAATATTGTTGAATCGTAAATTTTAATCCATGGAACTACCCCTTCAGATACTCCATTTCCAGAAATTGGTTTTCCTCTTCCTCTGATTCTAGATACACCAATTCCTACTCCACCACCTTGAGATGATAAACGCATTAATTCTGAGTTGGCTAGAGCAATTCCTTCAATTGAATCATCTGTGTCAATTCCAAAGCATGAAATAGGCATTCCACGTTCTGTTCCCATGTTTGAGAGAACAGGTGAAGCTAAGCATAACCAATTTTTAACCATTGCCTCATAAAAGTATGGTTGTAAATCTTTACGCTTTAAACGTTTAGCTGCTGATCTTGAAACACGTTTAAATGCTCCATAAACATCTTCATCAGGTAACAAATACCCTTTTGAGATCATTGATAATGAAATCTCGTTCATCCACTCAGGGTAGTGTTTACCCTTAATCCAATTTGTTGTATCTACTTGTATGCTCATTTTTTTATTGTTATTTCTCTATTTTTAAAGTCTATTGTAAAGTCTTCAGGTGTAAATTTTTTAACTAAACGTTCAGCAAACTTCATTCTACTTGAAGAAATGGGTTTTATAACCATTGTATCTGTTAATGTTTGTTGTTTGAAAAAAGGTAAAATTTCATCTCTATAAATTTTTGCTACTGTATCTGAACGGGAATTGATATCTAAGGCTGAGGTTTCTTGGTTCCCGTATGGTACAGAAGGTTCATAAGTTGCTTTCCCATTTTGATCAAACCACCCTGTTTTAAATTCAAAGTAATTTTGTGGTTCAGGAACATAAGCTGCTCGAACAAAAAATTTAACCCCATTAGGATCTTCATAAGTGTAAAATCCTTTACTCACTTTTTCATATGAAAGAGCATTATCAGGATTGAGAAGTTCTCCAAGCATAATTTCAGTTTCCATTATAAGCTCATCTTCAAGAGAATATGGATGAATTTCAAAATATTTTTGAAGTTCTTCTTTAATTATATTACGTAGTTTTTCTGGTTTCATAGGTCTGACCAGTCAGCGGTTGATTTTGAATAATCGGTTACTCTATTTGCAAAGAAATCTTGGTGTGTTTTACCACTTGTTAAATGCCCGAACCATTCCATTTGTTTTAAAAGGTTAGGATCAATATCGTTGTAAATTGGATTATAACCTAATTCAACTAATTTTTGATTTGCTCGTTCTTTAATGAAATTTTTTAGTTGTTCTTTAGTTAGTCCTTCAATATCACCCATTTCAAATGCTTTTTCTATAAAATCGAATTCTAATTTTACAGATAAATCACAAGCTTCATAAATTGCTTGTGTTAATTCGGGGGTGTCTAATGTTGGATCTTCCTCTAATAAGGTTCTATATAACCAGCATCCTGCTTTTGAGTGAAGTGATTCATCACGCACAGACCATTCTACAATTTGCCCTGTTCCTTTCATTAAATTTCTTAATTGAAAAGACATCAACACGGCAAATGAAGAAAACAAATTTACACCTTCTGTAAATGCAGAGAATATAGCTAGTGAAAGTGCTTTTTCATGCAATGTATCTCCAGGCAGTTCAACTAAACGATCGATTTTAGCTTTTGCTTCCTCGTCTTCCATAAAGGCCTCAAAATCATCAAGACCCAATTCTTCATTTAAACGAGCATAAGCCTCAGCATGAATCGATTCAAAATCAGCAAATGCACACGCCATAGCTTTAATTTCGTGTTTAGGAAACCATACAGCCACTTTTGTTGACCAATAATCGTTTACATACGTCTCTGTTTGGGCAAATGACTTTAAAATATTACCAATCAAATTTTTTTCACTTTCAGTAAGTTTAAGTTTCCAATCATTCAAGTCTGAGGAGAGAGGTACTTCATCTGCAAGCCAATGGGCTCTATGTTGATCTTTATAAAATTCAAATGCTGTTTGATATTCAAATGGTTTATAGTGGGGTCTTAATTCTGTTATCATGTGTTTAATTCAAAAAATTTCTTAGATAGATGTTCTTTATCAAATTTGTCTAGATTAAGTGAGCTGGGTGAAGTAGAGGGAGAGGGGGAAGGTTGAGAATCTTCATCATACTCTTGGGTAATTTCAAAATGCCCCGTTGAAGTATCCGCTTTAATTTGATAGGTAACCCCATCCATACCATAGCGATTCTTCATTATATGGAATCTTCCTGTATTATTTACTTTATCTTCTTTCTTCCTGGAGAGTGAGATTGCAACATCCGTAATCATCATTTTGTCATAGGATCCTGCTGCCTTATCACCCTCAATTATATCATCCTTTGATCCTGCTCTGTTAACTTGTGATACACTCCAAACAGGAATATTAAGTTCACGAGCTAGACCTTTAGTGCTAGTATAAATATCATCGATTTCATACTTACGATCAGTAGAATTTCTTTTTGATTTTAAAAGGTCAACATAGTCAATAATAATCAAATCAGGTACAATTCCTAAAGATTTAAGTTTTTGAATATGAGCTTCAATTGTTGTAATAGTTGCTCTACCTGTTGGGAATTCTTTAATGATGAGTTCACCTTCTATTGTTTCTAAGGCGTTTTCTACTTTATCTCGGTTTTCAAGTATTTTATTTACGGGGATGTGTGTAAAAAAAGCGTCATATCTTCTTCCAACATAGTCTTCTCCTAACTCCAGAGTATAATGAACAACATTGTACCCTAGTTTAACAGCAAAACCCCCTAGTGCTACTAGTGACCAAGATTTTCCTCCTCCAGGATTACCAAATATTAGCCCAAA